CTCTCAGTGATGCCTAGAATCTTTGCTATTTTTGTAACAGATCGGTGCTTGTCCCACAGTTCCATAAACTGCTCATCTGTACAAGAATTCATGTTATTACTTGATACCATGAGAATCCTTAGACAGTAATTTTTCTAACAAATTGATGACCCTATGCTCTTGCATTTCAATCTCATCTTGAGATGACTTAGGGTCTTGCGCCACAGTCATTAAGTCATGTAGGAACACATGAAGTAACTCATGCAAAGCAGTCTGATCCAGAGACTCTGGGGTGACTTTCTCAGCACCAAAATCTCCCAAACGATAAACAGCAAGTCTCGCAGCAGGTGTGAACTCAACAGAAGCCATTGCTGATTTAGCTGGCTTCATGCCCTTTTCTATTCTCCAATCACCAAGACTAAGCACTTGTTGCCATTTTCTGACATTTTGTGCAAACAGTTCAGCTTGTTCTGGCGTAGGAATGTTAGGCATTTCAACACCTTATACAGTTATTATGACATTTTAATTTAAGATAGAAACAAAGCCACTTCTGCTTTGCGTCTTTTGACAAGCCCTGAGATTTCCTTGCCACCCGCCTTAGTCCACGACATAAAGGCTTCTGAAGCCCCTGTCCAATCCTCACGATTGACCTTCATACGAATGGTAGAACGCTGATAATTTCCAAGCCCTGCGTTGTAGGCAAAAGAGACAACAGCGTCAAATTTGCTTTGATGACTAACAAGATTAGGGCTAAGTCGAAGAACACCACGCTCAAAAGAATTGATGTCCACCTTGAATAAATCGACCAGTTCCTCTTTTGACCATACACGATTATCTTCCCCCTTGAGTTGGTAATCAGACCTGATAAGCCCCGTATAACCCTCTTTTCGGACGTTTGGGAGGCTAAGTTGGTCAGCGTACATAGCGTGACCCCACCCGACAGTCCAAATAGCCGCAGAACAGCGATAAGGCTTGTTCCTGTAGCCTTCAAAGAAGTGCATCAGGTGTTCACCTTCTTTGCTGATCTTCATTTCTTGCTCCAACCTCTTGATCCGAACCAGAAGCCAATAATCCCCCCAAGCATAGCCATCTCATCAGTAGAGAAAATGATGTCTGACAAGCGAATCAAATCATCCATGCTCATCACCAAACTAGGGCGAGAGTAGATGTAATAAGCAATCCAAGCATTGATAGCACACAACTCAAACACAAAGATGTACGTTACTGTAGGTCTTACAGTTCCGACATAGTTGGCAACCCATTGAGAAGCCTTCTCTAAGACCTTCTCATCGTGCTTTAAAGCCGCTTCGGTCATCTGTGCCTCAGACTGCATGGCAACTTGGTCTGTACGAATCTCCTCCATACGCTCTTGGGCAGCAAAGCCTTGAGCCATCATCTGAAGTTGCATTTGAACTTGAATGTTAGCCAAAGCTAATTCATGCTTTTGGTCTGCTTTGTTCTGAAAGAAGTCTAGTAGTTTTGGCAAACCAGAGATAAGTAAACCGCCAAGTGTTGAGAAAAGAGAAAGCATTATTAGTCCTTACATTTAGATTTTTCGTCATTTTGCATCAGCTTGATACCACTCAGGAAGCCAATCATGCCTCCGATAAGAGTAGAAAAAGCGGGTGAAATCATCTTGAATATCTCTGCGTTGTCCACTTCTTTTGCCCAAAGGCCAAGCATAAAGCTGATTACCATAGCCAAAACAGAGATGCACAGCGTTGCGCTTACCATTAGAGTCACCCATAGGGTTAACTTGTCCTTCACTTCTATTGATGGTTTTATCGGCTTGTTGGTCATACATAAACATCCAGTTTGCGGTTAGTGAATATCTCCATGCGGAGTCGCTCTTGCACTACTTTTTTTGTATAAATCTCAAAGGCTAAGTCTTGCAGTTCTGTCTGTTTCTGCTTTGCTAACTCATTTGCCTTGTTCATTTCATGTTGTTTCTCTAGCTTTGCTTGGGCTAAGTCATGTCTGTCTGGATACCCTGATGGCACGACAGTCGGGAACAATTTAATGGTATCAATCATTGTGAATAAAAATCCAATAGATGTAATTCAAAGGTACTGCCAACCAAAGCAATATTTCTAATACATCCATTATTTCTCCCTTTTAAGAGCATCTTTATAGCCCTGAACAACCTTATGCCTTAACTCTGCACTATCAGCACTACCCGCCCATTCACTCAAGTTATTCCATATAACAGTCATGTCGGAACTTTTACACAATGTTTTATGTTTTGTAAGCCAAGCAGACATCTGTTGATGACGTTCAGTTGGGTTATGGATCGTGTAAGCAATTATGTAAAACTCACGCACACTGCATAGGTCTTGACCAGCAGAATGAAGCGATAGAGTTAAAACAAGTGCTATTAGCCATCTCACGGATACGCCCAAATTATTGTGTAACTACAAAAGATGATAAAGCAAACAAGAAAGACTGCCGCAACAAATGCTTCGGCAAAGTCTCTCATTCTTAGTAAGAAAGCGGTATTTTTGCTCTTGCCGCTTCCATTAACAAAGAATTTAAGCTACGAACGGCACGATTAGTTCCCTCTTCATCACCCTTCTCTTGCGAAGCCATTGATCTACCCATTTCAGTTTTTAATTCGGCATTAAAAATTGCTTGACGTTGTTGGTCAATAGTTGTTGTTGGTTGCGGAGGTGGCGCAGTTAACTCAGGTGGAAGTTCAATATTTTGCTCAGAAGGCATGGCTGAAATTTCTGGTGGCAATTCAATATCGAAAGGCATTTCAGTAGGTTCTTGCACAGTTTGCTCTGTTGGAGCAGAAACAACGCTACCAGTAACCAAAGGACGCAAATCATCAAGTGATGTAGCAGACAACATCATTGCACGACCCGCTTTTGTATCAAATACTGAACGAGAAAGAGCCTCTATAGCCCTATTGACAGGAACTGCCGCAATAGCCGCACCTGGCGCACCCCCTACAGCCGCACCAACACCAACACGCAGACCTTGCGTCATAGCCTCATCTAGTCCAGAACCAGCCGCTTGACGGGTCATGGAACTTGTTAAGAAGCTATATTTGTTCAACAAGGTATCAAGGTTTTCGTCAACAAATGGTTGTAAGTTTGTTTTTCTTGATTGCAAGAATGTGGAAAACTTAATTGGATCAAATGCGCCAGTACCAACATCAGTTGCTTCTTTTCTTGCAGTATCAAATGTAGCCGCAGCAACATCTTGCTTAATATCTGGTGGCAGAACTTTAGCAATCATCATTGATGCTCGTTTTGCACCTTCTTGACCAGTAGACTCAGCAGAGACAATTCTGTTTACCAATTTAGAAATATCAGTTTTAAGTTCCCCAGAATTAGGGTCTTTAATCATCGTCATTGCCAAATCAGCATCACGCAAAGGAATTACATTTCCTCTCCAATATTGTCTAGCAGTTGAAAAAGCATCAGATACAGCTTGATTTTGAGTCAAAGACTGACCCCAATTTTCAATATCCCGATCCATTGCATCTAAGACTTCGTTTAAACGAGTTGTCTCTTTAGCACCAAATTTATTTTGTGCTTTTGCAACTTGCAAGGCATCAGTTAAGCCTTCTCTTGCTTTGCGGATATCATTAAAAGTAAAGTCTGTTGGGCCTTTGATCTCAGGAATAAATGGTCTTCCACTCTCGCTAATAATCAATCCCGCCTCTTGTTTAACTTCTTCTTTACCAAGTTTTGAGCCAAAAGATGATAATTTAGCTTCTAAACTAGGTCTTTCAAGAACTTTAAATAAGTCGCCATACTCTGAAATTACATTGTTTACAGCGGCTTCAGTCTCAGTTGGTCGAATCTTTGAAAGTTCATTCTGAGTAGCTAAAGTATCTAATTTTGAATATAAACGATTGCCTTCTTTTGTGGCACTTGTATAGTTTGTTGCAACAGCTTTGGCAATATTCTCACCCGCTTTGCCAGAATATTCAGCACCACCAGTGATTGCTTTTTCTACAGTACCACCAGCTTTTTGAAGTTCTTTGGCATTTTGCTTTAGACGATCTGCAACACCACCAGCCCTCAATCTATTCATTGCTTCAGCCGCACGGGTAGCGTCATCACCAGTAAAATCACCAAGTAGTTTAGGACTAATTCCTAGAGAAGCAGAGGCATCTTTTACTGCTTGAATATTGCTCTTAAAGTCAAAGTTAGTAACTTTTTCTATTGGTCTTCCAATAACACCAAGAACAGCAGTTGCACCACCACTGATTAAACCCGCTTGAGTAGCCGCTTCTTGTCTACTTTCACCCTCTTTAACTGGCTTTGTAAGGCCTTCCCAAAGACCACCAAACAAACCTTGCTTTAATATTTGAGCAACTTTTCCACCCGCACCAAACCAACCTAAAGTAGAGGCGGGAGCAGCAATAATTAGTTCTCCAACAATCTCACCTGCCGCACCAATTACTTTATTGTCATAAGACAAACGATCTGGTTGTTTGGCAAGTTGAGCGTTAAATTTATCAAGTGTTTGCTGTTTTGTTAAACCAGTCATAGTGCCGAGTTCAAGCACCGACTGCATGATTCCTTCAGCAAGCTCATTAGCTTTGTTAACTTTGCCTTTTTCAAAGTCGGTCAGGTACTTCTGTTGCAGTTTATCTGCATCAGTCTTATTCTTCCACTGGTCAAACAATCCCATGACTTAACTCCTTAAAGTTTGCCAGCGTTACGCAAGGCTTGTTCGGCTTGCGCTCGAGTAATAGTCCTATTAAATTGATTTTTTTGATATTCAATAGTGCTGTTAATCATTTGCTCTTTAGTCATTTTTCCTGTTGAAGCCACAGGTTTTGAAGCTGTTGGAGTTGCTTCTTTTGTTGGAGAAACCATTGGCGGTGCTTCTTGTGCAGTAGGAGCAACACCAGGTTCTGTTGTGCGACCTTGAGATTGCAAAGCAGTCTTTTTAGCACCAAGTTCCGCACTAAGTTTGGCTTCCGTTCTTATTAAACCTTCAATTGCACCAATCATTCTAGCTTGGCTTAAATAAGTAGTGCTATCAGCAATTTGATCTTTCGCACGATTAGCATCACCCTCGGTTTGTGTGCCGTTTGCCATCAAAAGCAAAGAATTTACACGTTCAGTTAAAGCACGTTTAATTTCATCTTTTTTAACTTGACCACCTTGTTCTTTAAATCCGAATGCTGGCGGTACTATTGCTCCCAGCAAATCAAAAGTATTATCTTTGGCGTTATATTTAACTTCGTTTGTTTTTAATGAACCAAGAAAAGATTGCAACTCTGGTGTAGAAAGTTCAAGTTTCTTAAGACTTGCGTCAATTACACCAATTTCTTTTTGTGAACCAGAAGGAATATTACCCGCTGTTGCCTGTTGAACTGTTGGTTTAGGAACTGTTGTAGCACCACCTTCACTAGTAGCACCCATCTCTTTATATGCCAATGGGAATGCTTTGGATGGGTCTGTAGCCGCTTGAGTAATCATCTGACCACTTGCTTGGTCAAGATAACTGCGAGGCTTTGATAACATCTGTCCTGAAATATTAGCATTAGCCAATTCTGTTGCGGTAGGCTTTTCACCTTTTTGCAACTTAGTTTCAACAACTCTTAATGCCTGAATATAACGCTCATCACCAGTAAGTTTTTCTGGTTGTAATGCTTTTAAAGTTTGCGCTTGGTTAAGTGCAATTTTTGACTGTGATTCAGCTAATGATTTAGCTTTTTCAATTAATCCTACTGCAAACTCACCATCCCCAAGACTTGCGGCTTGTTTTGCTACAGAAACAAAAGATTCTGGATCATTTACGTCAAGCTGTTGAAGTAATTGATTACGCTGAGACATTTTCTTCATTTGTGGGTCTTCTACACCCAAAGCACCCGCAATAGCACCACCAAGCCCTCTAGCACCTGCATAGGTCATTGCCGCACCCGCCTCACCAGGAGTCAGTTTAGCAAGGTCAATACCCTCACGCAAAGCACTTCTACGTTGTTGCTCACCATACATTTGTGGTGTTAGTCCAAACAGACCCGCTACGATATTTTCAGCCATGATAAATCCTTATCCGTAAACGTCTTCAAGCATCTTTTGGAAACCAGCATCACCTGTTCCATAAGAACCAAAATCTAACGCATTAACAGGTGTACCACCCGCTATTTTAGTTATCGCATCCGTGAACAATGGATTAGAGGTAATGCCACCAATTGCAGTTGCGTATGGGTTTCTAGTTGCATCTGCACCTGTGGCTAAAGCAACACTTTGACCCGCACCCGTTAATCCCAACCGACCTACGTTGTAACCTGCTGTAGACGTTTCTTTACCAAGACCAACGCCCAATTGGAAGGGTTGTTGTGCCGCACTCTCCAAGGCTTGCATCTGTCCAAAAGCACTTGTAAATGGTGCATAAGCCGCTTGCTGACCCGCATAGTATTGACCCATAGTCTGTGCGCCTGTGCCAAGCAATCCCGCACCAAACTGGACTTGTTGTTGACCATACTGTTGAGCATTAGCCGCCAATTGAGCCTCTTGTTGTGCTCTAGCGTTATAAAGAGCTTGCAGTTCAGGAGTAGTAGCACCCATAGTGCCGCCTTGAGCAACAGATAGACCGCCACGGCCTTGTTGTGTTAGTTTGTTTTGTAGATTAGCCAATTCCAACTCACGACCTGGTTGCAACAAAGCCATCTGCTGATTGAGATAGTTCTGAGCAACATCTTGAGGAGTCTTAGCTAAGTATTGATTACCAAGGCTAAACAAACTCTGTGCGCCTGTTTGAAGAGGAGCAAAGGCTTGTTGTGCGCCTTCTGCTTGTGTTAGACCAGCACCTGCCAAAGTAAGGAATCGGTCTTGAGCATTCTTTGCTTCAGGGCTAAGTGTGTACCCTGCGCTAGTCAATTGGCCTGTAACTGGATCAGTTTGGAATTGTGAAGTACCAAACCTAGTAGTCATGCCAATAGGACGAAAAGCCGCAGATTGTTTGGCAGCCGTTGTCTCAGCATCAATCATTGCTTGTGCTTTTTGAGCCGCTTCACGAGATGTCTGTTGTTGAAGAAGACCACCAGCCGTTTGAGCAGTAGATGACAATAATTGAGCAATTTGTGCCGCAGTCAGACCTGCTTTAAGCAAGTCAGTGACAGGAGGAATAACTACTGGAGGCGTTACCACGGGAGGAGTAACAACTGGAGGTGTAACTACAGGCGGAACTACTGGAGGAGGAGTTACTACAGGTGGTGGTGTAACTGTTGGAGGAACTACAGGCGGAGGAGTAACAACAGGAGGAGTAACTATTGGAGGTGTTACAGGTGGAACATAAGTAGGTGTAAAAGCACCAGTACCCGCATTGAGTAATTCAAACTGTGCAGCCGCATCTGCCGCAAGTTTTTTTGCTACTGAATCAGCAGTAATTCCAGCCGCTTCACCCGTAAGAAGACCACTACCGCCCGTTAAGTTTGTTAAGGTAGGAACTGTTGCACCAGTAGTTAAAGCACTACCAAGGCTTGCAGCACCAGTAGTACCACCCGCACCACCTAAAGCAAGATCATAAGCAGCCAATTCAGTCGCAGTTAAGCCTGCTGTTGCACCCGCAGTGCCTGCCGCAGTACCACCTAACAATCCACCCGCAGCCGCACCGCCTAGAGCCGCCAAAACTACAGGGTCTTTTAAGGCTTCTACTAGTCCACCAACAAATGAAAGGTCTTTTTTGGTTTTTATCGTATTAACAAACTCACCAGATGGGCCATAAACTTGTACTGGTGTTCCAACAGGTTGCTTATCATTTACACCGCCTGTAGTTTTAGATACATAGATGTTTTCTAGTGGGCCGATCTCTTGAGTCTCACCAGAACCAGTAGTTCGGTATGACGCTTGCATCCATGTATCGCCAAGCAATACAGCCTCATTTTGAGGAAGTAGGGGGGCAATCCTAGCAATAATATCGTTGACAGGCACTCCACTTACAGCCGACATTTGAGATGGAGGTACACCGAATGTACGCATGGCCGCAAAAATCTGAGCATCGCTCATGTTTGGCGTAGCTAATAGAAAGTCCAAGACTTGTTGATTTGTCACGGCCATGATGTTTACTCCGCTTCTTTAGGAACTTGCGCTTCAGCCTGTTCTTTTATTTTAAGAATCAGAGGCCAGCATCCGCTAGACGATGGGAGGTTTCCCAAGGTCTGCAATACAAAGTTAATCTCGTTAACGTCTAGTTCTAGCTTCATGCTTGACTCCTTATTCCGTTGTTGGCAAACTCACCATGGGCTTCTGAACGCCATAAGTCCATAAAGTCTGCCGCATCTTCAATTGTTCTAAATCCTGATACTTCTTTTGTTTTGTTATTAAAAGACAAACTGCATCTCCAATGCCTATTGCTTTTGCTATAACTAACACCTTTTACGCCAGAAGTATTATGCCTTGCTAGACAAGAATTTTGATTATTTGTTTGTCGTGTTGCGGCTCTCAAATTCTCAATTCTATTGTCTGCTGGCTTACCATTTATATGGTCAATAACTTCTGGCAAATATCCATGGTGCATTAAAAAAATTACTCGATGAACACCAATTGACTTACATCCTTGTTTATAGACAACACGCCTATAACCTTTACCATCGAATCCACCAACTTCTTTATTGGCATATCTTGTATTAAAAAAAGAAGCACGATGAGTCCCTTCCTTTTTCTTCCAATATAAAACACCATCTTTTTCGTAAAAAAGACTGTGTGCTAATTCAAAGGTTAGTTCCATGGCAAACCCTGAGCCGTTACTGGTGCTTTCTGCAAAGCAATCTGAGCCGCCAGAGCATCTTCTGTGGCTTGTTTATCAACCGATTCCCATATCCAACCCAATACAGTAGCTTGTGTCAGGTCTGCATAAGGCGTGTTGACTGTGCCATCTGCCCATGAGCAAGTTGAATAGATTGATGCTGTGTGTTCGCCATCTACTGCTGTGGCTTGCCAGTGAGCGCAAAAAACATAGCCATTGGCTACTTGATAGTTTGTTTCTGAAACTGTCCAGTTATACGAGATTGACATAATTTTCCTTTCTAAGATTCCACGGCAATGCAGATTTATGTACGACTACTGCATTTCTTGAACTAACCATTGGCACATCATCAATTCTTGCTTGTTTTGATAAATTGTATTTTGCTGATGTAACCATTAAATTCCACGGCACATGAAGACCACAAGCATTTTTAGCCTTCAAAGGCACAATATGGTCAACATGAATCTTTGTTTTAAATGTTGTAGCCATGTTTCTAACAGAAGCATAAATTGCCATCAGTTGATTTTGAACAACAACATCATCACGATAAACATTTGCTTGATTGATTCGTTTATGCCTAACACCATTGTTTTTGGCGTTTGACTTTTGCCTTGATTCAACAGAGCAAGCTGAACAAGACCTATTGCAAACATATCTTTTTGTATTTTCACATTTATAGCATGGGCTACCTAGATAATACATTTCACCATTTTTCTTTGCTGTTTCTTGTGCAATTCGTTCTGGTGAATTATCTGGTCTTTTTACACCTTGTTTAGATGCGTACATACAACATCTAGGATTTCTACCTTGCAAATGCACAGTAGGTGTAACTTCATAATCTCCATGTTCAGGACAAGTAACAACAATACTTGACAGTTTGCCTTTATAGACAACTTTGTCATAGCTAAATCTATTGCCATGAACCTTAACGGCTTTGGCAACAAACTCCTCTGTTGTTAATCGTCTAACCATGTTAGTCCTTAAAGATTAGCGGCATCAAGTCGTGCCTTGAGTGATTGAATTAGGGCTTGTTGTTCTTGGATGGCTTTGACCAATGGTGCAATCAATCCTGTGTATTCCACGCTGAACATTCCATCAGGAGATACGCCAACAAGTTCTGGGAACACTTCCTTAACTTCTTGAGCAATGAACCCCAAATTTCGTTTTGTTGGCTCATCAGATGTTTCTTGAGATTTCCAAAGGTAATCGACAGGGCGTAGCTGCAACAGTTTGGCAGTTGAATCCAAATCTTTAACATCAGTTTTTAATCTTGCATCTGAAGTTGATTGCCAAGCCGCTGTGTTAGAAATGTAAAGACCTGTGCTAGAACCAGAGTTGGTGAAATAAGCACAATAACCTGTTGAGCCATTAACAGAACTTGTGCCGTAAATAGCGGCAACCCCTGCGTTTGATTGGTCACCTCTAATTGCTTGTTGAGAAGCGCCACCAACAGCATAGATTTTTGCGGCAGCACTAGTAGTATTCACTAGAAAGTTACCGCTAGAGTCAATTCTGGCGGCTTCAGCAACACTACTTCCATTGATAGTACTAAACTGTAAATAACCTTTATATTCACCACTTGTAGATGATTCTTTTCTACCAGCAATTGCACCAAATACAGTTTGAGTAGTGCCAGTAACAACGCCTCCTAAAGTAATCTGGCCACCTTTATTTGCGGCTTGAGTATCTGTTGTATTAAAAGATGCTATTCCAAAAGAATCTACTACTTGATTAGTGGCATTAACACCAAACCTTGCCAAAGGACTTGTAGTACCAATACCCAAATTCCCACTTGCATCCAGAGTCATCGCCTGAGTAAAGGTGATAGCGTTCCCTGCTGTGCCTGATGGAGCATTGTAAAAAATATGAGTGCCAGAGCCTTGCGTGTAGGCAGTTGCAGTTGCAGTTGATAAATACTTCCAGTTTGTGCCATCGTTATATCCATTATTAGTCAGGATAGTGTCTGAGCCATTTGAATTTGTAAGAGTAGTTCTAGAACCAATCTGAAAGCCTTTCCAGTTACTTCCCCAAGCACTCGGAGTAACTCCCAAGCCTAGATTGCCTGAGGAGTCGAGGGTTGCGCTTGCTGCAGAAGATGACGACCAAAAACTTAAAGCGGATGTGCTTTCATCTTGAAATATACCGCCACTAAAACCACCACTACTAGCAAACTCATATCCTCTGTAATTACCCGCTGTTGAGCCAGTTCCAGTCAGCCTAATTCTAGCGGTATTGGTTGTTGAACTAGAAACATTAAGTTTTACAGCAGGCGAAGTTGTACCAATACCTACATTGCTTGACGAATTAATTAATATGGCAGGGCTTGTAAATGTGCTACCACCACCAGCCGTAGAGGGTGTAATAGTAAACGCACCAGAAGCAACTTGGTTTGAAGAAACACGCCAATTGGTTTGTGTATTTGAAGTAACAAATTGAATGTCACCTTCCCAGTTATCAGATGGTGAACCGCCAAGCGTTAATCTTGATGTGTTTGTACTTCTATTAATTGTTGCGTTTCCACCAACAACAGCAAAATTAGTCCCATCAAAAGTAAGCGCAGAGCCACTTGTCAGAACCTTTGAACCATTGAGATAGGTTACTCCGTTGGCTGTGCCTCCTGAGAGGGTTACAGAGCCAGAGGCAGAGATGTCTGTCAAACCAGAGATAGCACCTGTATCACTCAAGATGCCAACAGAGTTCTGAAGCAACTTACCTGTGGTTGTGTCAAAACGGGCTAAAGCGTTATCAGTAGAAGATGCAGGGCCAACAACATCGCCTGATCCGCCACCACCAGCCGCAGCAATCGTAATCGCACCCGCAGCATTGGTAATTGTGATATTTGTTCCCGCAGTCAATGTCGCTTTGGTTAGCGTGTTTCCTGTGCTATTACCAATCAACAGTTGACCATCTGTGTAGCTTGTCTGTCCTGTACCACCATTGGCGACAGGAAGAGTTCCCGTCACACCAGTAGACAAAGGCAAACCAGTTAAGTTTGTAGCAGTACCGCCCGATGGAGTACCCAAAGCACCACCATTGACCACAACAGCACCAGAAGAGCCTGTATTGACCGCTAGAGCCGTTGCTACGCCAGTGCCTAGACCTGACACACCTGTAGAGATTGGAAGCCCTGTGGCGTTCGTTAAAGTTGCGCTAGTAGGTGTTCCAAGGATAGGAGTCACCAAAGTAGGTGATGTAGCAAATACTGCTGATCCTGAACCTGTTTCATCTGTCAAAGCACCCGCAAGGTTAGAGGAGCTAAATGAACCTAAAGATGTTGCATTGCCTACAGAAGTAACTGCACCTGTTAAGTTAGCGTTAGTTGTGACACTACCTGCAGTCAAACCTGAGGCAGTACCAGTGATGTTTGTGCCAACCAAAGCAGATGGTGTTCCTAGAGCAGGAGTGACTAAGGTTGGGCTATTGGCAAACACCAAAGCACCTGAACCTGTTTCATCTGTTACGGCAGAAGCCAAGTTAGCAGATGATGGAGTACCCAAGAAAGTAGCTACACCAGTACCCAAACCACTTACGCCTGTTGAAATGGGCAGACCTGTCAGGTTAGTTGCCGTACCAGAAGCGGGAGTTCCCAATGCGGGAGTCACCAAAGTAGGACTGTTTGACAGGACAACAGAGCCTGTACCAGTAGAGCTAGTTACACCAGTACCACCATTTGCTACGGGCAAAGTGCCAGTAATATCAGCCGTAGAAAGGCTTACTGCATCCCATGTAGCATTAGTGCCATCAGTTTGGAGATACTTGTTTGCGTTACCTGTTTGAGTAGGCAACAGGTTATTTAATGCACCTGCGGCTGTAGAAGCACCTGTACCGCCATCAGCAACCGCTAGATCGGTGATGCCAGTAATAGAACCGCCAGTAATTGCGGCAGAAGCATTGTCTGTTTTAGTGCCAACAGCAGTTTGAATGTTGTTGAACTCTGTATCAATCTCAGTACCCTTAACAATCTTTAAAGGATTGCCAGGTGATAGATTGTCTTTTGATGCAAAGTTGGTTGTTTTGGTGTAATTTGACATAGTTTACCTCTTACCCTATTTTGCCATCTTTGGCTTGAATTTCAATCTTTTGTAGAGAAAACGATGTGCCATTTATCGTTGTCTCATATCCTGTTTGAACAATCTTTCCAGCTCCCGAAGCATTCGCTGTTAACGTTTTAATTGGTACACCACTTGTGTATTCAGCAATGTTGTATTCAGCAGTTCCATACTCATAACTTGTCTGTGAAGGAATATAGATATTCTCTGCACGATAAGCACCAGAATAATCAAAACCCCAATTGATAGTTAAGAATTGATTAGACCCACCAATCACAATGGCAGTAATGTTTTTCAGGATGGAAATCTGATTGGGGTTTCCCAAGTCGGCATTGTTTGTGTAGTACGCAAATCGGTACGTTAGTGTGTCATCAAGATAAGTCCCATACTTGCCAATATAGCCATTTTTACCAATGTACAAGTCGCCATTACGTAAAGAACGCAAAGCAGTTGGAGCAATTGAGTCCCACTTGGTTACACGGGAAGCACCATCTTGCAATGTTTGCTTGGTATCGAAGCAGTAAACTTGGAAAGATGCGGGTAAAACAAGCAGATAAAAGGCTTCTTTTTCTGAGTAAACAGACTTCAAATTAGCCAATGTTTCGCTTGCCAAAGATGAATTTAGGTCAAAACGAACATTCTTAGACAAGTCTCTCAGGGGTGCAGACTTCTCTTGGATTGTCCTCATCAGCGAACGAACACCTGAGTCTGACAAGAAAATTACATCAGAACCAACGCTTTGAATAGTATCTCTAGCAATACATCCAATAGAACCAATTGTGTCGCTCAGAACTAAAGATGCGGGTGTAGAAGCACCAGAATACACAAGAATCTGTCGTTTACCAAAGATAAACAAGAAATCATTGTGCGCTGC